GCAGTAAACACAATCAACAAAATTCAAACTATGGCGAAAAAATATAAGGAGAATGAATAATGGCAAATTCAGTAATCTTAACAGGACGTATTACTAAAGACTTAGAACTTAAATCAGCAGGACAAACACAAGTGACTAACTTCTCAATGGCGGTAGATAATCCGTTCAAAAGAGATGATGCATCATTTTTTGACATCGTGGCTTTTGGCAAGACGGCAGAGTTACTTAACAACTACTGCGGTAAAGGTAGCAAGATTTTAATCGAAGGCAACCTAAAACAAGACCGATTCCAAGATAAACAAGGCAATAACCGTTCTGCAGTGCGTGTCATTGCTAACCGAGTTGAGTTTTTAGATAGCAAAGGACAATCAAACAACCAGCCTAAACAGCAGCAAGGGCAAGCGCAGGATAATCCCTTTGATAACAGTGACTTTGATGACTCGTCACTCCCGTTTTGATGAGGTGTGTATATGAAAGAAATTTGGAAAGATGTTGTAGGTTATGAAGGTTTGTATGAAGTCAGCAACAAAGGTGGAGTGAGAACTCATAAATATAAAACTACTTATACAAAAAAACATGGCGTAAGGCATTGGAAACAACGTTATTTAAAAAACAAAACACCTAATGGTCGAGATGTAAGAGTAGCACTATGGAAAGATGGTAAACCAAAAGATTTTTTAGTTCACAGATTAGTGGCGTTTGCCTTTATACCAATGATTGAGGGCAAAAATTGCATTAACCATATTGACGGCAACCCCAAAAATAACAATGTAGATAATCTTGAGTGGTGTAACCACTCGGAAAATAATCGACACGCTTTAGAAAATGGACTTATAGATACACAAAAAGCAGTGTCTTTAACACAACTAGATACTGGCATAAAGTTAGAGTTTAAGAGTATGGCGAAAGCAGATAAATGGCTTGATAGATCAATTGGATATACAAGTTACAGACTTCAAAAGAATTATACAACTGTAGTAGCTAGAGATAATACAATTTATAAAATCGAGAAGTTGATATAGATGCCTTTAATCACTAGCTACATCACTCAAGATGACGGCACAACAACTGTTGTCATCTCGGGTGTTGAATTAGGCGATAAGGAAACGCTACTACTAGACAACGGATTCGATGTAGAAGTTGACGTAAATGTCGTAGATCCGTTTCAAATCACTGGCAAACAGCGTCGTAAGATATTCGCTTTAGTCAAAGATATAGAAGAACATACGGGCCAACCTATGGACTATATGAGGCATATGTTTATCGAATATGTAAGAACCTACTACGGATATGACAATCCGATATCACTTAGTAATTGCACTCGAACACAAGCTTCACAAATCATCGACATCATATTGGATTGGGTGTTTGAAAATGGAATACCCCTCAGCTACAAAACAAGTGAATTATTAAAAGGGGATAAATCAAAACTCTACTGGTCAACAGTAAATAGAAACTGCGTTATATGCGGTAAACCTCATTCAGATTTAGCACATAGGTATGCAGTAGGACGAGGGCGTGACAGAACTAAGATAAATCATTACGGCAATCAAGTATTAGCTTTATGCCGCGACCACCACACAGAGCAGCACAACATAGGAATGGATAGCTTTAACGATAAATATCACCTACACGACAGTTGGGTTGATGTGGACGACAGATTAAACAAAATGTTAAAAGGAGAACCAAAATGAAAAAAGAGGATTGTATCATTTATTTATCGTTAATTCTTTTAAATTTAATAGCGCTTGTTCTTTCGGTAATTTCTCTGATAGTTCAGTTATAAATACGCCTTTGCTAGTATACACCTCAAATTCGTAAGAAGTTAATTTCTTTTCTGAATCGATTACAATAAACGCTTTAAAAGCTTCATAAGCACCTAAATTGATAGGTAAGGAGCTACTCTCATTTCTTATGTATTTACCTTTAGTAAGTAGTGCTTTACTTTGTAAAGATCTGATTTTTACGTTTCTATGATTGTCAATTAAAACAATTTTTGTGATAGATACAGGATTCTTAGTTTCGTTTACAAAATTGAATTCGAAAACATTTCTTGTGCTAGCAACAAAGTGATTTTGCAAGTCTACAGATAAATTCAACTTATTTTCTTTGTAATCGATATAGAATTTGAAAACCGTTAAGCCAAGAGATATTGCAGAAATTATTATTGCAATTAATGATAACCAAAACATATTTTTTCACCTCAAAAAAATTATACCAGAAAGGAGAATATAAATGACTGATCAACCAAGTTACTACTCAATCATTACAGCAAATGTTAGATATGATAACCGCCTTACAGATAGCGAAAAGTTATTATTCGCAGAAATCACATCATTAAGCAATAAATACGGTTACTGCACAGCAAGCAACGGTTACTTTGCAAAACTATATGAAGTTACTAAAGTTACCGTTTCGCGTCGTATAGCTAACTTGAAAGAATGTGGATATTTACAAGTTGAAATCATTAGAGAAGGTAACGAAATTAAACAAAGAAAAATATACCCCTTAACAGAAATGATAAGACCTATTAACACAAATGATAATACCCCTATTAACAATTCTGTTAATACCCCTATTATCACAAATGTTAAAGAGAATAATACAAGTAATAATACTACAAGTATTAATAATATAAATAGAATAGATACATTGTCGGGTAACCCGACATCATATCCTTACAGTGATGTTATTGACTATCTTAACGAAAGAACTGGTAAGCAATATAAATCTACTACTAAAAAGAATCAAACAGTCATAAGAGCTAGGATAGATGAGGGATTTAACCTAGACGACTTTAAGAAGGTTATTGATAACAAAGTAACCGAATGGAAAGGTACGGACATGGAAAAGTATCTGCGTCCCGAAACGTTGTTTGGCACTAAGTTTGAAGGTTACCTTAACCAACAACAATCAAACACAGTTGATGAGGATTGGAGAAAGCAATATGAAGGGGTGTTTTAGATGAATCCCTTTGAAAAGTTAGCTAACCAAGCAGGCTTCAGGAATAAAGTCGTAAAACAAGAAATGGGTCTACATTGTGATAAATGCGGTAGGGATTATGACTATTACGAATTTGATAACGGTCAAGTGATTAAAGACGGTTGTGATTGTGACATGATTGCACTTGCCAAACAAAAGACAGAGGATTTTAAAAAAAAGCAACAACGGAATAAGGCGAATGCCATATTCAATAAATCGATTATTAACGATGATCTAGCAGACGCAACATTCGATAATTATGCACCAACTAGTCCAGCATTAGAAAAAGCAAAAGCACTGTTAGAACGATACGCTAACAATTTTAAGTTAGATAATAAGCAATCGATTCTTTTATACGGTAGCTACGGTACAGGTAAAAGTCATTTATCTATGGCAACTATCAAGCGGGTTAGAGAAAAAGGCTTTTCAGTTTTGTACATGAACGTGCCACAACTCATTACTACTTATAAAAGTACGTATAACAAGAATGCGACGCTAACCGAAAGAGAATTAGACCAAATCATCGCTGATGTAGATTTACTTGTACTAGACGATTACGGTACAGCATTAAGTAACTTCGGTATTCAAAAAATGTTCGAAGTAATGGAATCACGCACAGGCAAGCACAACATCATAACAACAAATAACAGTAGTAAAGAATTAATACAAAATAAGGATCTCGCTAAGATATTTAGTCGCATGATGAAGAATACAACACCGATAAACATGAATGGCGAAGATTACAGAATGAGAGGTATTAACTTTTGATTGATAAACAATACATCATTAGACACCTCCATTGTTCAGAGGTTTACGCAAATAAGCTCATAGAAAGTGCGCAGGGTGACGAAGAATACTTGTACGACCTATTTATCCAAAAGTATTCAGAACGCAAGAGACGTAAGGCTATGACGCTATATGAGGTGGATTAATGAAAGAAACTCGAATAGAAATATTCTACGCAGATGAAAAGAATTTAGATAAACCCATGGGGTCGCCTAGACCCCGATTTAGAAGAACTGCAAGTTTTGTACAAACTTACATGCCAACAACATATTCACATCACAAAAAGTTTATAGCGGAACAAATGCCGAATCTTCAAAGTGAAAATCAGCTAAAGCTAACTATTGAATTCTACTTTCCACCACTTAAAAGTTGGTCAAAAAAATTACTAGCAACGATGTTAGGAAGTTACAAGAGAACTAAACCAGACTTAGATAATTTACTTAAAACAGTATTAGATGCAGGCAATGAAAAGTTGTGGAAAGACGATAATCAAATAGTAGAAATCAGAACATTCAAAAAATATGCAGAAACTGCACGCACAGTATTAATAATTAATGAAATAGAAGGTGATTAACATGCATACATTAGCATTACATCGAAACGGTGAAAAACCGACGCAATCGTCTGCGGATAAATATGACAAGTATCAAATGGAAATGGCGTATCAGAGATACAAAGCTAAGAAGAAAGAGAAGCCGTGGCTTGAAACGGTACGGCAATCAGTTCCTGCAAGCAGGGCGTATTATGATTTATGCAGATTTTCGGGTGTGTCAGTTAAACAGAAAGAAATCAAATGTTATCCTGCTAAACCAAAAGAAAAGAAGTTACCTAAAATTCCCGGTGATCATTCTCGTGAGTTTATTATTAACGGTTACGTAGTCTCAGTAAGACAGTTAGCTAAATTATTAAATATGCGCTATGAAGTTGTGAATAGCAGGTTGCGCAATGGCGCGACGCCTGAAGAATTAATGGAGAAAAAGGGCGTGAAGTTATGAGGGTTAAAGATTTAAAACTAGGAGATAAAGTCATCGCATATGTGGATTACAACCACAGAGAAGATGGTATCAATGCCTACCCAATTCAAGGTTATGTGAGAGAAATGCCGAATGATAAACGATGGGCGAAGTTACATTGTGCGCATGGGGTTGAAACAATTAATGACGAAGATGAATTTGAATTGTGCAAAAGTGATTCGGTCCATCAACCAACGCATTATCAATTCGGTAAATTTAGTGCAAATGTGATTATCGAATTAGTAGGCAAGACGTATAAATCAGCTTCAGTTTTCTACCACGTAGGCAATGCATTGAAATACTTAATGAGAGCGCCTAGAAAGAATGGTTTAGAAGATTTGAAGAAAGCTAAGCAAAGCGTTGAATTTGCTATCGATTGTTGGGAGGTTAAGTGATGAACACATTCCATTTATACAATGCAGCCGAAGAAAAGGTGCTTATTGTGCGTGAAACTTTCGGTGGCTACATCATGATTGGTTTACCGAAAAGACAGTATAGCCATATTGACGGTTACTATCCAATTAATGAATTCAACGACTTTAAAGCTAGACATAACCTAATGTATGCAGAGGAGTTAGGCAGTCAGATTAGTATATTTGTTATTTAATAAGAAAAATAGCCCCGTAAATCGGGACTACAATTCTTTCGTAATTAAAACTTTTACACCGCAATACAAATTATAGACATATGTTAAGAATGCCATAACTAAAAGTATTATTCCTAAAGTAAAGTACAAAGGTATGTTAGATGTACTTTGGCTTAAACCAAAAAAGATAGCAGCCAATGTCATTGAAATCCAAGGAAGAATGTGATAAATAATCGATTTTTTTGCATGTGTGGTTACTGGGTATTTCGTTAAAATCCATACGACTATAGGGAAAAGAATAGGAGCAAAGAACACACTAAAGTAGCATAGAGAAGCTAACAGTTTGTCGGATGAATTTGACATAATGTTTCACCTCCTTGGTTCAAATATTAACTAACAATAATACTAATAACAAATAAAAAGAGGTTTATTAAATGAAAATTTTGAATTTATTAATGAGGAGGACGAGTAAATGACTGCATGGACGCTTATATTTACTTTTGTTGTTTGTGTATTAATGGAACATTTCCTCCATCATCGACTCAACAACAAGTACGTAGGTAGGATTTGTAGTTTGGTTTTTATGTTGATTGTGATGGTGCTATTCATCTCGGTTACTAAGTTTGAAGGAATAAAAGGATTAGCTTTTGTCACGGCAATTTTTATTGTAAATGTGTTATACGAAATTAGAACACTTAATCTTACAAAGGAGGACAAATAAATGGATAAATTAATCAAACAAGTAGAACAGTGGAGTATTGATAAAGGATTACACAATGGAAACCCTGACAGACAAGCGCTGAAAGTGTGGGAGGAATCGGGAGAAATTGCAAAAGCTATGTCACGTAACCGTATAGAGGAATTAAAAGACGGTATAGGCGACACAGTAGTTACATTAATAATTTTGGCACAACAACACGGCTGGACATTAGAGGAGTGTTTACAATATGCGTATGACGAGATTAAAGACAGAACAGGCGAAACAAGAAACGGAACATTCATCAAATCCGACGACTTGTAGTAAAGACATATTAGAAAAGGTTAAAGAAATATTAAACAAGGAGTGATCATATGAAATATTTAAGAGTGGTATTACACACTGTGGTAACAATCTTAATTTATGAAGGTGCTAAGGCATTGATGAATGATATGTACCTACAAGATGAAGTTGATACGGAGGAATATTAGATGTGGGCAGCGTTAATTATATTTTTATCTGTATTATCAATCGTATTACTCATTCACAACACAATTTTACAGAAGAAAAACGAAATACTTAATTACGCAGTAAGCGTTCTTGCTGGGCACGTGTTCGAAGAGAGCGGAGAAGAATACGTGAAGAAGTTAATGAAGTAGGAGGTAAAGAATGTACACACCATCTGAAGTTAAACAATTGATTATGGATTATCACTGGATGCGTCGACTTATTGACCATCAGGTTTATGAATATGACAGTACATCTATTGGACAGTATGGTATTGAATCGGCAATGCCTAAAGTACAGGGTGGTACTGGAGACAAAGTACTGGTACGTGTGATACGTAATGATAAGGATAGACGTAAGACACAAGACTTAATAGACAAGGTATCGTTCATTGATGAGCACGAGCACCTCATTACCAATGATAAGAACTACCATATACTACAATTACTCAAACAAGGTGAAAGTATTACAGCAATAGAAGTGCTAATGAAAGCAAGTCGTAAGAATGTATACAACCGTATCAATCAGATTGTGGATGAGTACATGAAAGCACAAGGGTAACACATTACACAGATTACACACTTTACACAGTATTATGTGTATTGAACTTTATTTATTATAATGAACTTATCAATACTATATATACTTTAAGTCACTGGCACTCGAGTTATCTCGGGTGCTCTTTTGTTTGCTTGATATAAGCAGGAAGGATAGGTGGTTCGATGTTAAGTAATACATCATATCGATGAGTAAGTATAGTGATTACATTGATAAGCGTAATGAACATCGTAAGTTTTATATGAGAGCGAAATGGCGTAAAACACGTGAACAAGTATTAAGAAGAGATCATTACGAATGTTTGCAATGTAAAGCAGAAGGAAAGCTTACGATTAATCAACAGCAATCATTGGAAGTTGACCATATTTTAGAGTTAGATACGCATCCTGAACTTGCTTATGATATGGATAATTTACAAACATTATGTAAATATCATCATAATAAAAAGCACGGTCGATTTGAACATAATCCAAATAATAAAAAGAATAAGTATGATGATGAACAGTGGTAATATAAACAAAAAATAATTATTTATACAAAAATTATAAAATACCCCCCGGTTTTAAGAATCCCATACCTAAAGGATTTGGCGGAAACCGGCGCTTGGCGCTATTCAGCAACTATAAGTTAAATTTATATATGTAAGGAGGTAGATAAAATGGAAAATGTAACTGAATTAAACAGTGAACAGGTAGAAACCATTGACAAGACAAGGGATTGGCTTATGGAACAAGTTGATTTAGATAACCTTGTGGAAGTAGAAAAGGTCGATAGATACTGTAACCTGCTCAAAATATTCTACTATCTTGATAATGACGTTTATGCCCGTGGTCCTGTTATCGAAGTTGGTAATGGTAAACAAGGATTTATCAAACCGAATCCTGCACTTGCAGAAAAAAATAAAATAAACGGATCACTACTAGCTATAGAAAAATCGTTTCAACTTGATAAAAAAGCTGAACAACGTCGATTAGAAGAAGCGCAGAAGGGACCTGAATTGACATGATGATACCTAAATATGTAACGGATTATATCGATAAAATCAAAGATGGTACTGTAATGGTTAATAGAGAACGACATAAATTAGTTGAATTTCTGGAAAACAATATATTAAACCGTGATGATTTATATTTCGATACACAAAAAATAGAGGACTATATCAAATTCAGTGAAAAGTGGTTTTTTGAACTTCAAGACTTCCAAAAATTTATTTCTTGTTTCGTTTTCCTTTACGAAGAAGATACTTTATCTCCTTATTTTAGTGAGTTCTTTATATCTATGGCACGTGGTGGAGGTAAAAACGGCTACATCAGTACGTTAGGTGCTTTTTTTATGACACCTCTTCACGGAATTCCAAAATATAACATGTCTGTTGTGGCTAATAGTGAAAAGCAAGCGTTAGTCAGTTTTAGAGAAATCTATGAAATGATTGAAAGTAACAATCTCTATGTTACATCTGAACGACCGAATAATCCGTTTTATTTAAGTAAAGTTTATGTGGAAGGTTTATCAACCAAATCTCAATTTCTTTTTGACACATCAAACGAAAAAACTAAAGATGGTGCCCGTGAGGGGTGTATTTTCTTTGATGAAATTCACGCTTATGAGAAAGATACGATTATAAATATCAAACGAAGTGGTTTAGGTAAAGTTGCACACCCGCGCACTTTTTATATTGGTACAGATGGTTATGTCAGAGAAGGGTTTCTAGATCGGTTGAAAGAACGCGCGGATAATGTACTCAATGGTGAGTCGCCAGAGGATAGGTTGTTTCCGTTTATTTGTAAGATTGATGAACGGGAAGAAATTGATAATCCAGATATGTGGGAAAAGGCAAACCCGATGTTTGAAAAACCATTAAGCGCTTATGGTCAACAGTTATTCAAAGAAGTTAAGCAGCAATATTTAACTCTTAAGTTTAATCCTTCTGGGCGACCTGAATTTATGACTAAACGAATGAACCTTCCAGAAACAGATTCGCAGAGCGTTGTCGCACCTTGGGACGATGTAATTGCCACTAATCGCCCTATGCCACCTCTAGAAAATGAAGAGTGTATTGGGGGTCTTGACTATGCAAGTTTAAAAGACTTCGCCGCAGTTGGTTTATTATTCCGAGATGGAGATAATTATATTTGGAAAACACATTCATTTGCGCGCAAAGCGTTTTTAGATGAATATCAATTAAAACCACCAATAAGAGAATGGGAAAAGCAGGGATTGCTTACAATTGTTGATGAACCCACTATTAGCCCTCAACATATAATTGACTGGTTTTTAGACGCACAACAAAACTACGGGCTAAAAAAAGTTATCGCTGATAATTTCCGTATGGATTTATTACGTCCGTTATTTGAGGATAATGGAATTGAATATGAAGTAGTTAAGAACACGCGAGCAATTCAGTCACTTCTAGCTCCACGTGTTGAAGATATGTTTGCGCAACATCATATAATATGCGGAGACAATCCATTAATGCGCTGGTATACAGGCAATGTCGTGGTAAAAATAGATAAATATGGTAATAAGACATATGAGAAGAAAGAACCTATACGACGTAAAACTGATGGTTTTCAAGCGCTTATTCACGCATTGTATAGAGCAGATGAATTAAAAGATTCTAGTATTGAAGAAGAGATAACCTTGTTAAGAGGTTTGAGATTTTAGAAAGGAGGGAGAGTAGTGGGGCTACTTGATAACGTCTTTAAACGTAATGCCGAGTTATCATGGATGTATGATTTAGAACTGTTACAAGATAAAAGTCAAAAAGCATATTTAAAACAAATTGCGCTAAACACAGTAATTGAAATGGTTGCTAGGACGATAGCTCAAAGTGAGTTTAGAGTTATGAAAGGCAATGTAAAAGAAAAGGACCAACTTTATTATCAGTTAAATGTACGACCTAACAAAAATCAAAATGCGGTAGATTTTTGGCAAAAATTTATTTATAAACTTATCATCGACAATGAAGCACTTATTGTTAAAAATGATGATGGGTATTTTTTTATAGCAGATGACTTTAACCATGAAGAAGAACTAGGTCTATATCCTCATCGATTCACTAACGTTATGGTTAACGATTTTGAGTTCAAACGTATATTTACTATGGATGACGTTATTTATCTTACATATAATAACGAAAACCTTGAAAAGTATTCTTTAGGTCTTTTTGAAGATTATGGAGAAATTTTTGGACGTATGATCAACATTCAATTATTGAATAACCAAATCAGAGGGACTTTGCAAATTGATGCAACACAGTTTAAAAGCCAAGAATCGCAAAAAGATTTGCAAGGATACATTGATATGCTATTTGAAGCATTTAAAAACAATACAATCGCTGTCGCACCATTAACAAAAGGATTAACATACGAAGAACATTCAGGCAAAGGTGCTGCACAAGGAAAACAAGAATTTAAAGAAATCGAAGAATTAAAAAGAACAATTTTAACAGATATTGCTCGAATGATTGGAGTTCCTCCCTCATTGGTTCTAGGAGAAATGGCAGATTTAGAAAAAACGATAAACTCTTATTTAAAATTCTGCATTAATCCTTTACTTAGAAAAATTGAATCTGAATTAAATGCTAAATTCTTTTATCCAGATGAATTTTTAAATGACGACAAACATATAAAGGTCGTGGGTATTGATAAACGCGATCCACTACAAATGTCAGAAGCGATAGATAAGCTTGTTTCATCTGGTACATTTACTCGGAATCAAGTCAGAATCATGACGGGAGAAGAACCAGCTAATGACCCAGAATTAGATAAGTTTATTATCACTAAGAACCTTCAAAGTGCAGATGAATTTAAAGGAGGTGAATCGAATGACAAACAAGATTCCTAATGTTGTGCCACAATTTAAAAATGAAATTAAAAACAATACGCATATCCTTACTTTAAACGGCGTGGTGGCGTCAGACGAGTTTGATAACACGATATCTTTCAAGCGCATCGAAAACGCTCTTAAAAATACAGATAAAAATGTTGTCATTAAATTAGCAAGTGGTGGGGGTGACGCATTTGAAGGCATTAATATTTATAATTATTTAAGGAATTTAACAAATCACGTCACTGTTGAAATTACTTCCTTAGCTGCTAGTGCTGCTTCTATTATTGCTATGGGTGCTGATGAAATCATTATGCATACTGGGGCTAATATGATGATTCATGAAGCTGCTTTAATGGCTTTCGGAAACAAGTCACAACTTCAAAAAGCACTTAATGCTGTAGAAAGTGCGGATAAATCTATTGTGGAAATTTATCATGAACGTACTGGTTTAGATAAACAAAAAATTATAAGCATGATGGCCGAGGAAACATGGATGACTGCAGATGAAGCTATTGAACATAAGTTTGCAGATAAAAAAATGCAATCCAAGGAGGTGATTGATATGGATAAAGGACAGTTAGTTGCTAGTTTGAAAGAACAACAAAAGATGTTAGCTCAAATGATTGTTAATGTATCGGGTGAAGAAGAACCAAATAGCAATGAAACTTTGGAACAACGCTTAGCTAATGTTGAAAATGAGGTTAAAAATTTAAAGTCTAGAGTTGAAGTTTTAGAAGATGGAGATTCAGGTGATGATTCAGAAGAAACTTCGAACGGATCTGTACAAAACAAATTTAATCGCTTTGCATTCTAGCAAGCCTTTCGTGAGAAACGGAGGGCTTATTTTAATATAAAAAAACAAGGAGGCATAATAATGTCAGATATGAAAATTAATGATAAAAAATTACGTAATTACCGCGAACATAAACAAAAGTTCGCTAAATTAGTTCAAAATGGCGCGTCAGACGAAGAACAATCAAAAGCTTTCGGAGAAATGTTCGACGCACTTTCAAATGATTTGCAAGAAGAAATCACAGCAGAGGTAAATAATCGTGTTGTAGATAACGGTATTCTTGCTAAGCGTACAATCGAGCCGCTAACTTCAGAAGAACGTAAATTCTTCAACGAAATTAATTATGAAACAGGCTATAAAGAAGAAAAATTATTACCGGAAACAGTCATTGAAAGAATCTTCGATGATTTACAGAAGAACCACCCTTTACTTTCTAAAATTAATATTAAAAATGCAGGAATTGTTACTCGTGTTATTCGTGCGGAGTCTAAAGGACAAGCTGTATGGGGTAAAGTGTTTGGAGAAATCAAAGGCCAATTAGATGCTGCGTTCAGTGAAGAAGAATTCAAACAATCTAAACTAACTTGTTTTGTAGTTATTCCTGATGATTTGAAAATGTTTGGGCCACAATGGATTGAACGTTTTGTACGAACACAAATTCAAGAGGCTATTTCAGTTGCTTTAGAGGATGCATTTTTAAACGGCGGAGGCGCTTCTAAAGACCAACCTGTTGGGCTAACTAAGAATATTAATGAGGATAATGGTGCTGTGACGGACAAAGAAAGTGCGGGAACGTTAACGTTTGGAAATCCAATTAAAACAGTATCTGAAATGAAAGATGTTTTAAAAGCACTTTCTGTAGATAAAAAAGGTCGTGAAATTAACATTGATGGCAAAGTGGTATTTGTAGTCAACCCACGCGATGCATGGGATATTCGCGCAAGATACACATATTTAACTGCTAATGGTGGTTATGTAACAGTATTACCTTACAATGTAGAAATTATCACGTCAGAATTTGTTAAATCAGGAAAACTGGTTGCATTTGTTAAAGACAGATATGACGCAGTACGTGGTGGAGGTCTTACAATTAAAAAATTCGACCAAACTTTAGCTTTAGAAGACGCTATTTTGTTTACAGCCAAGACATTCGCTTACGCACAACCGTTAGATAACAACGCTTCAGCGGTTTACGATTTGAACTTGGATACAATTGAAGATAAACCTCTAGCTGGTAGTTTACCAGAAGTATAAAGTGGGTGAATACTAATGAAACAAATAATCATTAGTGAAAAAATGTTGGCGTCCTTTAAAAGTTACGCGAAAGTTAACCACACTAGCGAAGATGAATATTTAAAAGATCTTATCGCAAAATCGTACGCTAATCTTCAGTCAAGGTTTGGCGATTTTGATATAGAAAGTAATCTTGTGGGACGAGATTTAGTTTTTGCAAGAACTCGCTATGCTTATGAAGATTTAACTGAATATTTTAACGATAATTATCAAGATGACCTTGTACATTTTGGTTTAAATAATGTTATCGGAAGTGATAGAGATGAGAAGAAAGTTTAAAAAACCATTTATCACTACCAAAAAATTAAACACATGGGTTCAATTCTATGAGTATATTGATAACGAGGGCCCAGAAGCTGGCCAAAAGAGAAAACAAAGACTCTATGAGTGTTGGGCTTATGTGCCGAGATGGAAAATGACTGAACTACAGCAAGCAATTGATAGTGGTACAGAGCATGACGTCAAAATATTTATAAGAGAAACTCATGGCGAGTATATTCCAAAAGATACTCATTATGTTTCAATAGATTCGCCATATATTCAACAGGACTTAAATATTAAAATTGTCCAACCCGATGTAGAAAACGAACAATTTTTAATGTTGCAAGCTGGTGTTAAATCATGAGGCTAAAAGCAGAAAAAATTGATCTGAGCAAAAAGTTGGAAAAGCGTATCGGCAAAAGACAATTAAATCGCATCATTGATAAGGCGTTAGTTGAAGCAGGCAAAGTGGTTTTAGAGGCTGTGAAAGCCAATATAAGATACTTTAGAGATACAGGTGCGGAATATGGTGAAGTTAAACTGTCTGACCCTAAATGGGAAAGAGGTCAAAGAACAGTGAGAATTTATTGGGAAGGTGAAAAACACCGTTACTCAGTTGTACATTTGAATGAGAAAGGTTTTTATGGGCGTGACGGTAAATTTGTAAAACCTAAGGGTATGGGTGCTATTGATATAGCTTTAAGAGCCTCTCGCGAACGATATTTTAAAGTTTTTGAAGAGGAGGTTCAGAAGTTTCTATGAAAGATATTTTACTGGAAGTCTTCAATCTATTAGTAGAAGATGAACAATTGATGAGATGGGTCAATAAATCTAACATCAAATTTAATCAATACCCAGATGTCAAAGATAAAATAAAGCCTTATATAGTCATTGATGACTATGATGACCCTATACCTGAATGGCATTCAGATGGAGAAAGAATCGCTTATAACTATGCTTTTCAAATTGATGTTATGGTCAAGTATAGCGATGAATACAACGCTAGAAAAAGACGTAATGAGATTTCAAATAGAATTAGTGATATTTTATGGAAAAATCAAATTAAACATGTAAGAAATTTAGGCAATGAATATGATAAAGATTTAGCTTTGTATCGCTCGACTCGACGATATGAGGCTATTTTTTATGAAAATTATTAGGAGGAATTATAAATGGTCAAATATGCTAAAACACCAAAATCATTTATTAACGTTAAAGATTTAGGATTTGCATTATTAGAAACGGATGAGGCAGATGGCACAGTTAAATATACAAACATTACACAGACACGCGGTTTGCAAGAAATTTCTGTGGAAACAGGTGGAGAAGTTGTAAATGCTTATGCTGACGGAGGTATCATCGAATCTGGTAATACAGATGGTGAAGGTAAAATTTCAATGACAATGCATGCGTTCCCTCAAGAAATTCGTCAATTGATTTTCAACGAGGTTTATAATGAGCATGGCGTCTATGCAGAGAAACAAGGTAAACAAAACAATTATGTAGCTGTTTGGTTTAAACGTGAGCGTAAAGACGGGACATTCCAACGTGTTGGATTGACGAAAGTGATGTTCTCTGATCCACAAATCGAGGGTAAGACGTCTGAGGAAGATTGGGAATTTAGTTCAGAAGAATCTGAGGGAACAGCAATGCATCGTATTGCTGATGGTAAGCGTAAAATCCTATTTGACTCTGCGAAAGAAGAGGCAGATGAAAAAGAATTCTTTAAAGAATTATTTTCTAACGAAGAAGGTTTAGAGGCTAAAGACCTAGAAGAAGATTCAGAAGGGGATTTTAGTGAAGCAGAAGATGTAACAATTACTATCGAGCCATCTTCTGCAGAAGTAAAAGTCGATAGTACGGTTCAATTAAGAGCTAATGTAAGTCCTGAAGATGCGATTGATTCAGATGATGTTACGTTTGAATCAAGTAATACAGAAGTTGCAACTGTTGATGAAAAAACAGGATTAGTAACTGGTGTTTCAGAAGGCGAAGCTAGAATAGCTGTAGGAAGTGCTTCACGTCGTAAAGTTTATGCACAAGCTACAGTACGTGTAACTTCTAATGAAATTTAATCAAACAGGTGACTTTAACAGGTCGCCTATTTTTGTATACAAAAATAACACTCGTATAAAGGAGTGAAAATATGGCAAGATATGAAGTTTTGAAATCAAGTAAAGATAAAGAAACAAACGAAGTATTTCACCAAGGAACTACAATTGATAAAACGATTAAATATATTAATGAACACGAATCTAAACTTGAAAAAGCAGGGTATGAATTACCTTTTTTTAAACGATTAGACAAATAAGGAGAGTATAAATAATGGCTAAATTAAAGCGTAACTACATTCAATTGGTAGAGAACCCAAATGCAGACGAAATTAAAATGGAGACATATTTAACACCTCATTTTATCCCTTTAGATGTTTTATATGAAGCGACTGATATTATGGTAGAACTCGAAAAGGTTGAATCGGGGGAAGTTGAAATGAGTTTTGGAGAACAACTAGATAAGTTGATTGATGCAGTTGTTAAAATTTACGGAAAACAATTCACTAAAAAAGATGTTAAAACACGTTTGCATGCGCCAGATGCAATTGAAACACTTCAAAAGCAAGTTGAATTTATTGCAAACGGACAACAAGACGAAGAAACAAAAAAGTTTATCCAGAGCATAAGCTAAAAGATGAGGATTTAACTTATGAAGGTATGCAGAGAAATTTAGATAAAGTGGTCAAAGATATGATTGAAAATGGAATGGCTCCTGATCAAGTGTTAAAAATGCCGTTTCATTATTTATTACAAATTCTAGACGAACGCCATACCAATCAAGTTATATCAGATAGTAAGGCTGACGCTCTGTTTTCTGCGTTATAAGGGGGCGTTATGTCCCCTTTATTTTTTTGAATAAGGAGGTGTAGTAAATGGCTATTAAAGGTATGTCGATATTATTAGATGCTAAAGATATGGGCGTCCAACGTACATTACAACAAATCAAAGGTCAGTTCAAAACATTATCGAGTGAAATGTCACGTTCAAGCAATAATTTCAAACATACTGAAAAATCAATGACCACTCTTAAACAACGTTCTAAAGAACTTTCTAAAGGTATTGATATTACAGAAAAATCAATGAAAGAAATTGCTGAACAACTCAAAAAAATGAGTGCGGAAGAACAAAAGACAAGCGCGCACGCTGAAAAATTACGAAATGAGTATAGTCGTCAACATAAGGCACTAAATATGTATCAAAGACAACTTGCTTCCACAGAAAAAGAGATAAAGCAGTTTAACAATACAACAAAGCGCTCGGTTTTTTCTATGGAAAAGGTTAATAATATCTTAGGAACTATGCGTAAACAGCTAAATATAGCAAATATGAGTTTTGAGCGTGCTGGAAAATCCGCAAAGAGTTATCAGAACTATTTAAATCAACTTAGTGTGGTAATGAATAAGCACAAAAACGCAATACAAGTATTAGAATCACGTTATAAAAAAGTAGTACGAGAACAAGGTGAGATGTCAAAAGAAGCGTTAGAACTTAAAGAAAAGATATTGCAGGAAAAACAGGCCTTAGGTGTCTTGGATAAACAGTTCAAAGACACAACTTTAAAAGCTAAGCGTTTTTCTATGGAACAAAAGACCATGACGATGTCAATGTCTCAAATAAGAGAACGTATCACTTCTGTTGCTAATGCTTTAAAAATTAGTACATCTAAATTCAAGATGAGCGGACAAACTGCTCAATCATATAAAGCTCATATAGCTGATTTGAACAATAGTATGAAGCAGCAAAAGCTCATTGTTCAAAGTTTAAGTAGACAGTACGATTATGCTAAACGACAATATGGAGCAACAAGCAAAGAAGCGCAAGAGCTTAATTTGAAATTAACTGAAGAACGATTGAAGTTAAAAGAATTAAACGGTCAGCTTCGAGAAACAACAAACGCACATAATCGATTAGAGATGGAGCAAAGGCAAGGTATCTCGTCAATGTCTCAAATACGTGCGAAAATACAAAGTTTCAATGATACGTTGTCGTTATCACGAAGTAACCTATCACGTGCAGGAGAAAGTGTTAAAGCGTATGGCAGTCATTTAAAAACGTTAAACACTAACATGACTCAACAACGTACGGTATTGCGAGAGTTAAATGCACAGTATAAATTTGTAGCTTCCACACAAGGGAAAAATAGCCAAGAAGCGCGTGAGCTTGCAAGTGCCATTTCACACCAAAAAATTAAATTAAACGAACTAGAAAGTGAAATTAAGCAAACTTCAAATGCTTTTAAACAATTATCTGTGGAGCAACAACGTGCTCAAAGATTAAGTGCAACTGGTTTTGGTCGAGGAATTCAAACAGTTAATAAATATAAAGATTCTTTACAAAGTGTTTCTTCCACAATGAGATCTGTAGGTACGGGAGCCCTTATTTACATGACAATGCCTGCAGTTGCAGCAATTGGGACAGGTATAAAAGCATCAGTTGAATGGGAACAAGCATTAGCAGGTGTGGCTAAAACGACTAATATGAGTGGTTCAGAGCTGAATAAAATGGGTAACGAAATCACTAATATGAGTAATAAGATGCCGTTTGCTGCTACTGAAATAGCAGGTGTTGCTGAAGCTGCAGGTCAATTAGGCGTTAAGAAGAAGGATATTACTTCTTTCACCAAAACTATGTTAAATATGGGGGTTGCTACAAATTTAACTGCAGAGGAAGCAGCAACAGAATTTGCAAGGTTTGCCAATGCAGCAAAAATGCCTATTAGCGATGTGGATAGATTAGGTAGCACTGTAACTGCCTTAGGTAACACGACAGCGACGACAGAAGCTGAAATTGTTGAGTTAGGGCAACGATTAGCAGGTGCAGGTTCACAAGCGGGTTTTAGCGCAGATCAAATTATGAGTATAAGTGCTGCAATTAGCAGCGCGGGTATCGAAGCTGAAGCTGGCGGTACAGCAATGACGCAGATTTTTAATAAGATGACGAAAGCAGCCGCTAATGGCGGTTCGGAATTAGAAGCATTTGCTAAAACATCTGGAATGAGTGCACAGGAATTCGCTCAAACGTGGGAAAGCAACCCTAGTAAAGCATTAAGTGCGTTTGTAAAAGGGTTATCACAAACTAAAGGTGGAGCTAAAGGTGTAATTTCTGCGTTAGATCAAGTGGGTATTAAAGGCGTACGTGAGGCAGATACGATTCGTCGTATGGCGAACAATCATAAGTTACTAGACGACGCTTTAAAAACTGGTGCAGAAGGTTGGAAAAAGAATACAGCACTAACAGATGAGGCACGTATTAGATATGAAACTATGGGTTCAAAGCTCAAAGTACTTAAAAACACTTTTATTAACTTTATGCGTACAATTGGCGATGCATTAGCCCCTTTTGTCATTAAATTATCAGACGCGTTGACTGGCTTATTCAAACATTTACAACGAACTAGTGATGCGACCAAAATAGCAATAACTGTATTTGGTTTAATGGCCGCAGCAATTCCTCCATTATTAATCGGCTTAGGTTTATTGGGAAGTGCGATAACTAATATCGCTGGAGCAGTTACATTATTGAATGGGACTAAAGGTGGAGCTGCATTTTTTAGTTTATTTAATGGCGGTATTAAATCAGTTTTACCTAATATAGGTCAAATGTTAACAAAAATACCATTATTAGGAAGCGCGTTTACAATTCTTACTGGCCCTATTGGTATAGCAATAGCGGCAGTCGTAGCTATTGGGACAGCGTTTGTAGTGGCGTATAAAAAATCTGAAACGTTTAGAAACATTGTTCATACGGTAATAGATCCAGTTATCAATGGTTTTAAACGCTTGTGGGCGTTTTTGAAAAGTTTTTGGAATGGTATTAAACAAATTTTCAATGGCAACACCGAAACCGGTAATAATATATTAGAAAAAATCTTACCAAAGCAGGCAGCAAAAGACTTCACTCAAACTTTAATGATGGTTCGTAATGCATTTAATGCGACAATGCAATATCTTAAAAACATATCAGTTATTATTGGTGCTTTTTTAAGTAGCTTTTGGAAAGCACACGGTGATCAAGTTAAAGGTGTATTTCTAGGTATTAAAACCGTTATATATCAAGTGATGAACGCTATATATAGTAACATTATCAAACCTATCTTAAGTGGTATAAGAAATGCATTTAAAATTGCTTTTAGCGGTTTGAGAGATATTGTAAAAAACAGTTTTTCGGCAATTAAATCTATTGTTCAAGGCGGATTAAATGTCATAGCTGGCCTTGTGAAAATATTTAAAGGTGTGTTAACCGGGGACTTTAGGTTGATGTGGAACGGCATTAAACAAATCTTCCGTGGGGCATTAAAGTTCTTGTACGGTCTATTAAAATTGACCTTTGGCAATATGCTGATTGTTGTTAAAACGACTATGAAATTGATATGGAATGCAATAAAAACAGGTTTTGGTATAGCTAAAAATGCTTCTATAAGTATTTTAAAAGGCTTATTAAGTGGCATTAAAGGTATATTTAATACCATATTAAGATTTATCAAGACAATAATGAGTAGTATTAGGAATGTTATTGCAAAAACTTGGACGTCTATTAAAAACAATACAATAAGCATTATTCGTTCATTGTGGAATGGCATAAAAAGGACATGGAATTCGTTATATTCTGGGACTCGAAACATATTTAGCAAATTAAAAAACTGGTTAGTAAATTTATGGAATTCAATTAGAAGTAACATCACACGTACAGCTTCAAATTTGTGGTCGAGAGTAAAAGGTACTTGGCAAAAACTGTGGAATGGTACGCGTAGTACATTTACTAAAGTTAAATCATTTATGACTGATAAATGGCAGTCTATCAAACGTTCAGTCACAGGTATTGCTAGTGCATTATGGCGTTCAGTCCGTAATACGTTTAATAACATGAAAAACGGGCTTGCGAATATTATTGGTAAAATAAAAAGTCATATCGGTGGTATGGTAAGTGCAATTAAAAGAGGTTTAAACGGACTTATCAAAGGGCTTAACTGGGTAGGTTCAAAATTAAGCTTGCCAAAAATACCGACACTGTCTACAGGGACACAAAAAATTAACCGCCATATTACCACTACATCAGACGGCCGTTTAAAACAAGGGACAATGGCAGTTGTGGGAGATAAAGGTCCTGGTAACGGTAGTGGTGTTGATGGCCGTCGAGAATTAATTCAATACCCTAACGGACGCACTGCTTTAACTCCTGCAAAAGACACGACTACATTCTTACCTAAAGGGTCACGTGTGATTAGTGGAAGTATGCGTCAAAGATATGAAGAAGCAGAAGGCGCTGGCATGAACCCAAGATTCAATATAGGTACTTTACCAAGGTTTAGTGCAGGAACATGGTTCGGCAATGCTAAAGATTGGATTGGCGATAAAATGCAAGGTGTCGGTCGTGCCTTAGGCAATAGCGCTAAATGGCTTTCAGATAAGGTTGGGGACGTTATGGATTATATGGATAATCCAGGTAAACTGTTCAACAAAGTGATGTCGCTTATGGGCGTAAACTTTTCTTCATTAACAAAAGGTATGGGTATCGTTGGAGATATTACTCATGCTGCTTGGGAACGTATTAAAAAAGGTGCTATCGAATGGATAAAAGGTGGTTTCGAAGCACAAGCGGGGGACGGCTCTGTATTTGATGGTTTTAAATTACTACAACCATACTCTGCACCACCAAAGCCCCCTAATCCTAATTATCCATTCAATGGTGGCGTCCATCATGGAGTTGACTATGATACGCCAGTAGGTACGCCTATTCGTACTCCTATGGGAGGACGTGTTCGCAGTTGGTATGATAATTATGGTGGAGGTAAAGCCATTACTGTTTCTAAGGGTAAAACATTCTTATGGTTCATGCATTTAAGTCAACAATTGCGAAAAACAGGTGAACAAATTAAAGCTGGGCAATTGATTGGTAAATCAGGTAACACAGGTTCCATGACTAACTATCGTCACTTACACTTCCAAGTTAACCAAGGGGGAGAGGCTAATAGATTTTCAACAGACCCAATTCCTTGGTTACGCAAGAACGATAAAACAGGTGGCGGTAAAGGTTACCCTTCAGGTAGTGGTGCAGCGTATGCAAGCCGTATCATTAGACAGGCACAGAATGTGTTAGGCGGTCGATATAAATCAAGACACATCCATGATGCGATGATGAGACTTGCAAAGCGTGAATCTAATTACCAACCAAATGCGGTTAACAATTGGGATATTAATGCACAACGTGGCACACCTTCAAAAGGTTTATTCCAAATGATTCAACCAACTTTTATGGCCAATGCCAAATCGGGTTACACAAATTTTAATAATCCGTTGCACCAAGGCATATCTGCGTTGCAGTATATCGTCAGAAGGTATGGTTGGGGTGGTTTTAATCGTGCTGCAGCGTATGCTTATAAAACTGGAGGACTCATCAAAAACGCTGGTTGGTACAACATTGCAGAAGGTGGTTATCCTGAATGGGTAATTCCAACTGATCCATCACGACGCAGTGACGCTATGAAGTTGTTAGCGCTTGCTGCACAAGATATCAATCGTGGCAAACAATCAGGTAATAAACGCCCTGGTCAATTACCTAGAGTCAATGGTGGTTCGGACAATACAGCGCTATTGTTAAAAATGATTGAGAACCAACAAGCGCAAATTAACCAACAACAAGCACAAATGAAAGTATTAATGGAAATCGCTGCGAAAGAATTAATTGTTGACGAGTCATCAATGGAACGTATGCATAATAGACATCAAGACAAACGTGAGCGCAACATTTCACGCAAACAAAGATTTAATGCAGGGGGTGTATTTGCTTAATGAACGATACAATAATAGTCAATGATAAGACACTTCCGTGGTTATTTATTGAAAGAGGGTTTAAAATACCCTCTTTTAATTTTGAGGTAAAAACTGAAGAAGTGCCCGGTAGAAGTGGTTCAGTTTATCAAGGGCGAGAGTTGAAACAATACGAATTTGAATTACCAATGATCATCCATAATGACTATTTATCACATAGTGGTATAAAGTCACATGATGACATATTGAATGAGTTGGTTAAATTCTTTAACTATGATAAACAAGTTAAACTTCAATTTAAATCAAAACAATGGTACTGGAACGCATATTTTGAAGGGCCTATAGAATTATTAAGTAAGACTGAAAACCATATCAATGTGGTTAATTTAAAAGTCGTGTTAACAGATCCATACAAGTATTCGGCTAAAGGTAGCAAGAATACTGCTATTAGTGATGCAGTAAGTGTGTTTAATACAGGTACGGCAGACACACCAATATTAGTTGAAGCAAGGGCATTAAAAGATAGCACAAATTTTTTAATTGCTAAAGGTGAACAAGACTATTTTATGATTGGCAAGTCGGAAGATGCGTATCGTGTAAATAAGGATATTGAACCTTTTAGGTTTAACGATGAATTTAACACTGGGGGATTGAAAAACTGGGCATATATGCCTAACGACACTACATTTGGTAACTTGCCTGACGGTGGTGACGCTATGGGTGGTAAATTTGCTTTATCTGATTTGAAAGAAAGTATTTATCCGTCTGAATGGGGTAACAATACTAAAACAAATTGGCATGGTGCAGCGCTTTATAAATCACTAGGCAGTTCTGTTCAAGATTTCAGAATTCGTTTTAAAGTGATTTTAAGACAACACGCTGGCGTGGGACCCGGAAAAGCTGTTGCATATGTTGTTGATGAGAACAACAGAACGATGTTTAGTATAACTTATGTAAATACTGCAGTTGATAAAAATGAAAGTAGTATTATTGTCTATGCCTATAATGAGCATGGTGAGGCAAGACGTATTTATAACAGGTTAATTCCTTTTAAATACCACAGAGCAAAGAATGCACATGTATTTATGTATTTAGAGCGTAAAGGTCAAGATATTAAAATTACCAACTTCAGATACG